AGCTATTCTACGAGGAAGGTACTAGCTTAACCATTCTAGGGACCTTTGATTCAGGGTTTAGCCTTATTGGTTATGACATAAATAATGGATTTTTAATTTCAGGCACAAACCCTTGGACATTTACCATGCCATCAAGGGATGTTAAACTTAGGGTTAATCTAACAGGTACCTTTACCCCTAGCGATACAGATTACGAACTAAAGTACTTTTCTGAAACTGAGGATCAGTCTCTTCAACTTATCAGACTAGAGATTTATGAGTACGGGTATATAGGTGCTGCTACTGAAAAACAAACAGCAGGTTTTCAATTCCGATGGGGAAACTTTGGTGCTGATGAGATTGAGCCGATAGTTAGAAGTTTCTTGAACTTTGGATTAGTAGGTACCCGTGACGAATACTTTGAAATTCTTGAAGGAGGCTATAGAAAGTGGCAGGTTAAGTTGCTTATTGATGGTGACTTATTTTGGGAAGGCTACATCAACAACTCTACTTTAACTATCAATGAGGTAGGCATTACAGAAGTCATGGAGTTCACAGCTTCTGATGGATTTAACTCTTTTGATTCTAAGAGAGTAAACGAGCAGTATTTCGATGGATTCTCAGGCAATACATTTGTTGGTGGTTTCTTTGGTGCATTGAGTCAGACATTTCCATTGCTAAGACCAATCCACATGGCTTGTGAGATTTACGAGACTAGGCTTGATACTAACGATGGTGTATTTGAACAGCTACTAATTCCTTCCAATGCTGTGTTTACAGATGGTGAGATACCTTTGTATCTTTCAAGTAATGGCATTACTGAGAACACATCTGTTTATATTTCAGAGTTCTTAGAGGCATTGCTAAAACCATTTCTTTGCAGAGTATTCTTGTGGAAGAATGAGTTTTACATCATTTCTTTGCCTGAGTTAGCCAAGGATAGTTACAGGCTATTTAACTACAACACAGACGCTACTAGAGAGGGTATTACTACCATAACTCCTGGGATGGATGTCTCCTGCAAGTTTACAGCAGGACAGCGTACAGGCAGACCTGTTTACACCGAGTTTACAGGAACGCTAGAGCTTGGTGTATTAGATTACTCAGCTCGTGGAGGTATCTATGAGGAGCCATTTTCTGTAGATTCTTGGGAGTTTAATTTACCAGGAAGTGCATATCCAGGCGTTTATCAGCTTAGAGTTTGGAACTACATTAGTGCTATTCCTAGTGGTCAGCCTGCATCTTATCCTACAGGAATTAACCCTGCAAGGATTCAGTATGTTGCTGATGCTTTAGGTGAGTATTGTAAAATATGGGGAACTTCTGCTGTAAGTGGAACTGCTGACACTTATTTGTCATTTATAGAGCTTGATACTACAAGAACAGGTCAAGCCATTCCTATTGCTCAGGACTTGGCTAATACATTAAGCTTTCAAATTGAGTTTATCTTTGAGCCAAGATTTAGTGGAGATTTACCAAGACCAAACACGTTTGCAGGAGTTTTGATAAACATCGGATCTAGCTACCTATCATTTGATGGGGTTGACGTGTTTACATGGACAAATACTTTTACAATCATGCAGTTCCCTATGGGATCAATGTATGCTTGGAATAAGCTAGATATTACTAACGTAGTAGTACCTGAAGATGGCAATGTCATTATCAGGCTATATCAGACCATTACAACCAACTCAGCTTCTGTAGATAAGTACACAGTAGGCTATAGAAATATGTCGCTTAAAATCGAGGAAAATGATTCCTTTGCGACTGCTGAAATATCAGAAAAATTTGTAACAGATGAATCGTACTCAAACGTATATCCCGATGTCAAGTTTAAAATCGGTGATGTTGACACAGAGAACTCGAGCAGTGCTATACGGCTCGACTTGGTTGGATATGGGTATCCAAATTCTCAGAATTGGTCTAGGGATGGTGTCGAATCAGTACCACTAATACAGATATTCCTTCAGGAGTTAGCAAACATCAAGGGTAAGCAGAATCCTAGATTGATTTTGACATTGCCTAGAAACGCTGCCAATCCATTGGAGATTAAGCCCTATCAGAACATCGAATACGATGGGTACTATTGGATGGTAGTTGCAATGGAGGTAGATTTAATGGCGAATAGTTGGAGATTAGAATTAGCAAGATTAGAAGAAATAGGAAGTTAATATGGCAGACGTACCAGGTAAATTTTATAGAGCGACCAAAGTAAGAACAGGCGTTTCTCCGAGTAGTGCAGGGTCTATTGAAGGCGAACCATTACCTCCTGTTAACCCTCCAGGCAGTTCGTTGAACTCTGTTGGGCTTACCATGCCTTCTGCGTTTACTGTCTCTAATTCTCCTTTGACTGCTAACGGAACTATAGGTGTAGCAGGTGCAGGAACCGTTTCACAATATATTCGAGGCGATGGTAGCTTAGCTGACTTTCCTGAGTCTAGCGGTGGAGGAGGTTCTGTAAGTTACTACTTGAACGGATCTGTAAACCAAGGAACTATTGGAGGGGTTGCATACAAGGAGTTGAATAAAGTTCCTATTCTTGGAGCGGGTACCGACTTTACAATTAATGCTGACGGCTACATTGCTTCGTTTATTACGGATGCTGGAGACCCAAATTTGCTAGAAATCCCTGGTGGTAACTGGAACTTTGAAACCTACTTCAGCTCATCATCAAGTGGAGGTACACCTACATTCTATGTAGAGCTTTACAAGGTAAATGCAGGAGGTACGGCTACTTTGATAGCTTCAAGTAGTACGTCCCCAGAATTAATTGCCTTTGGCACCAACTTAACACCTTACTTTTCTAGCCTTGCAGTTCCTACAACTACGCTTGCGTTAACAGATAGGCTTGCGGTTCGCTACTATGTTACGCACAGCGGTAGAACGATTACGCTGCATACTGAGAATAATCACCTATGCCAGATTATTACCACGTTTACGACAGGATTAACTGCGTTGAATGGCTTGACTGCTCAGGTGCAGAACTTTGCGGTAGGAACCACAGGAACTGACTTTAACATTGCGAGCGCAACCGCTACGCATACGTTTAACCTGCCTACTGCATCGGGTACGAATCGAGGTGCTTTGAGTAGTGCGGATTGGGCCTTGTTTACTCAAGCATATAACGATAAGATTAACTCGGCTGCAGTTACAGGAACGACTACTAAGACGTTGACTTTAACGCAGCAAGATGGCGGAACGATTACTGCCTCTTGGAGCGATTTAAACACCGATGCTGTTCTTAGCGTGTTTGGCAGAACAGGCAATGTTATAGCTGTAAGCGGAGACTACACGACTGCACAGGTTACTGAGAGTGGTAATTTGTACTACACAGACGCTAGGTCTCGTGCTGCGTTGTCGTTTGCCGCAGGTAGCGGAGCGTACAACACTAGCACAGGGGTAATAACAATACCTACAAATAACAATCAGATTACTAATGGTGCAGGGTATATAACAAGTGCTGCTTTAAGTGGGTATGTGCAAGGTTCTGGAACAACTAACTACTTGCCTAAGTTTACAGGAACGTCTACGATTGGAAATAGTTTAGTATTTGATTCAGGTTCAGATATTAGAATAAATACAGCCTCAAACATTAACGCAACTTTTGGCGTTGCAAAATCATTAGGCAGAGACATAGCAAACTTTACTAACGTAACAGATGCTGATTTAACTATTACAACTTCTGAATCTGGAGCAGCTATTAAATTTGCAAGAATAACACCTTCAGTAAGTGGACAACCAATTCAATTAGGTGTAAATAATAATAACGTTTTAATTGGAACGACCTCAGACAACGGAGCAAGGTTGCAGGTTAGTGGGGGTGATTTAACGGTAAGAAAAAATAGTTCACTTACTAACCCAGAATCAGATATAGGATTTTATAATTCTTTTATTAATACTAATTCAACTGTAGGGACGGCTTCAGCAATATCTTTAGGGTCAAACTCTAATTTTGGAGTAGTAATTTATGGCCAATTAGTAAACAATTCCACTAATGAACATTTATTAGGCTTTCAAACTAGAAATAGCTCTGGAAATGGTGGAACTAGAATGGTAATTACAGGAAGCGGCAGCGTGGGGATTGGGACTCCGAGTCCGAGTGCTTTATTGCATTTAGTTCAAAATACTTCCAATCTTAATTTGTATTTGCAAAATACTAATGGTAGCGGAAAAACTTGGGCATTAAATTCAGATTTAAATGGTTCGTTTAACATACATGATACTACTGCAAATAGATTAACTATATCGACAACAGGCGCAGCGACCTTTAGCAGTAGTGTGACGGCTAATACATTACTTACCGTAAATACTCCAGCATCTGGTAGTGGCGTTATATTTAGGCATGTAAGTGGAACAAATAATCCGGGATTATTTATTGAAACGGTAGAATCATCAAGAAATGTAAGATTGACTGCATCTGGAAGTTCTGTGTCTGGTCAATTATTGCAACTTGGAGCAGAAGGAAATGCAGGTGTTTTAAATATAGGTGCAACCAACGTTGGGATTGGGACACCGAGTCCGAGTTCATTACTTCAGTTAGAAGCATCAACTCCTTTTTTAACAATAAAAGGAACAGGTAGCGGAGAATTTGGACTTAAAATTTTAGATGCTAGTGCATCTTTGGCAGGTTTAACTTATAGTTCAGTAACAGGAGAGCAAAGATTAAATGGCGCACAATCATATGTTTACCAAACATTCTATGCAGGCGGAAGCGAAGCAATGCGCATATTTGCTGGCAGAAACGTCCACATTGGTCCTACTCCAGTCTCCGACAACGGAGCAAGGTTGCAGGTTAGTGGGACGGCTACGGTTAGTGGAAATGTGACAATAGGAGCTGCCACAGCTGCAACGAATGTAAAACTAATTTTTAATGGCGTAGCAAGTAAAGCTGCTGGAATTGAATTTCAACAAAGCGGAACACCACAATGGTACATAGGTAATGGTATAGCATCGGAAGACAATAATTTTGAATTGTACAATAGTAATGGTACTATGGCAATGAAGATTATTAAATCAACAAATGCTATAAACTTTATTGGCGCAGCGACCTTTAGTGGTCTTGCAGGCTCCGGCAATCGCATTGTAGTAGCTAACTCAGGAGGTACTCTTATATCAGCTGTTATTGGCTCAGGTCTAGCCTTTGATGGAACGACTTTAACTGCGACAGGTGGTAGCTCAGGTAGTATATCAGGTAGTGGTACAAGTGGAACGATTGCTTTATTTACAGGTAGTACTTCAATCGGAAATAGTGTTATTACTCAGTCAGGAGGAGATATAAGAATACAAACATCAGCTGATTATGGGGCAACTTTATCAGTTAATAAAGTAGCAGGCAGAAATATAGCAAATTTTAGCAATGGTTCGGATGCTGATTTAGTTTTTAACGTATCCGATTCAGGTGCTGCAAGCAAGTTTGCAAGAATAACACCATCAGTAAGTGGTCAACCTTTACAATTAGGTTTAAATAATAATAACATCTTGATTGGAACGACATCGGATAATGGTAACAGGTTAAGAGTAAACGGTACAATTTTCTCCGATAGCAGCGTTACAGCCACCTCCTTCTTTGAATCATCTGATTCTACCTTAAAAACATTGATAGCTGATAAATACCAAGCTAAAGGAATTGACTCTGTTGTTGCCAAGCTATACATAAAGAACGGCAAGGAGGAACTAGGTTACTTTGCACAGGACTTGCAAGGTGTATTGCCAAGTGCAGTTAGCAAAGGTTCTGACGGACTATTAAACCTTTCATACCGAGAGGTACATACAGCAAAAATTGCTTACTTAGAAGAAAAAATTAAACAACTAGAAAAGAAATATGAAAACAATTGAACCAGTATCCATTTGGGACAATGGAACCGTACAAGAAGCGAAGATTCTTAATGCTTACGCTGTAAATGTCACACTTAGCTCATCAGCTACGTTCTACTATCAGCTATTTGCTGAGACTGCTGAACTAGCAGTTGGCACGCAGTTAGCGCAAGGCAACTTAACCATGACAGGCGAAGCCTATACTCAATGGGAAATGGATGACTACGCATGGGATTGGGTTGCACAGCAGTTGAACCTAACCATTACAGGTGACTATGTGCCGCCTGTGCCTCCTGCTCCAGAGCCTACACCAACTCCTGAGCCAACTCCAGAGCCTACACCAACTCCTGAACCTGAAACAGAAGGATAATGCCTTGGAATGATTTAGCTAACAATCAGACTATCTCTTTTACAAATCTAAAAGATAGTGTTGATACAGGTGTGTTTGCTCAAAAAACTACTGTGCCTGTAAGCAATGAACAGATTACTAAGTCTGAGGCAGATACTTACGTTTGGATTGATAATTCTTTTGGTCCTTATGCCTCTAAAACAAGTAATCAGTTGGTGGTTAAATCTAACTTGCAATGCGCTGTTCCTGTTACTAACACAACAAATTTGGAATGGTGGGGGATTGCTAACAATGAAACAACATCAAGTCCAATTCAATTAATTGTAGGACAAAACAATAATGCTGATGGTAGGATATTTAGATCTACTGATTATGGAGCTAATTATTCTTCTGTTCTCTTAATTAATGATTTTCTAAGAGGTATAAAATTTGCTCCAAATTTTCGACATGCTAGTTATTTAACAGTTACTCCTTTTGTAGCAGTTGGAGAAGGTGGTAGAATTGTAACAAATTCAGTTCAAGACGCCACTTCTTGGATTACAATTTCATCTCCTACTGTTCAAAATTTATTTGATTGTTCGTTTAATCTTCTTGGAAGGGGAGTAATTGTAGGATTAAATAGGATATTGAGAACAAATACAGATTATAGAATAAATGCTTGGTCTATTGTTAATTCGGTAGGTGCTGCATGGACAAGTGTAGCAAATGATGGCTATAATTTTGTTGCTGTTGGTTTAAATGATTCAGTAATTACTGCAGGGCCATTAGCAACTACTTGGACTGTGCGAAGTATGCCTCCATTGTCTCCTTTAGGTATAGATTTGTACGCGGTTACCTATCATACTGACGGATATTTTTATGCAGTTGGAAATGGCTCAGGAGCAGTAGGTGCATATATAATGAGGTCTTCTGACCAAGGCGTGAACTGGTCAGCATACGTCCCAACTGGATATGATTTGTTTACTTCTGTTCTATTCAGTATAGAATCTATAAACGGAAGATTGGTTATTGGAGGTATTAATTATCAATATCAAATAAGAGATAATGTAGTGACTAGATGTGGAGCAACTTCAGGTGGTGTAGAAATAATCTGGAATGATATTGTTAAAGATGCTGCTACATCAAGTGGATTTGACATGGCAGGAGAAGGACGTTTTGGTCCTTCAGGAGCATACAGCAATTTTTAATTCCTATATTGCACAGCAATTAAACTTAACACTTATATGAAAGTAAACTTAGCAGTTGCCGTTACAGACATTGAAGGCAACAAAATTCCTAATGAATCTGGAGAACCAATGCTTCTTAGCAAGCTAGTGGGTAACGCTCTATTCACCGCGGAGGACAAAGATGACCCGATTCGAGTTTATGAGTTGGCCAAGAAAATCTACTACTCCGATGGCGAGATTGAGATGACCAAAAGCGATGCCGACCTAATCAAGGAGAAGGTCAAGGCTAAAGGGTTTACTGTGCTTATTTTAGCACCGCTCTACGAGGCTTTGAGCGAAAAGTAATGGTAACGGTCAACGACCGCATCAGGGGGCTTAAAACAGCCCCTTTTTTTATTGCTTTAAAATGCCTTATTTTTGATAAACGAAATGCAATTACTAAAATGAATATACTGCAAAAGGATGAGATAGGCGTTCCATCGACCTTGGTGGCCATTTTCGCAAATGTTTTCCAAGCGATAGGCGTGGATTTTATCAACGTAGTATTCACGATGTCTATTTCTGTGCTGTCAATCGTGTACTTGGTTTACAAGATTAAAAACGAAAAGGCAATTTTTGACAAGAGAAAAGATGAAGAAGGGAAGTAGCTCGCAACTAAAGCCAACGTCTTTTGGTAAACGTAGAGAAGGCAAGGCTAAGAAGTCCTATTCTAAGGCATTAAATAAACCTAAAAAATACAGAGGTCAAGGCAGATGAAGTTTTTGAGTTGGTTAAAAGGGTTTTTAAGCGAAAACGGAGAAGCATCTAGCAAGCGTCTTGTAGGTGTGATAACTGCAATAACTTTGTCCTATACTCTTTTAAATAATCAAAACGAAGCATTAGTATTTTCTGTTGCTGCTCTTTCTGCTGCTGCCTTGGGAATTACTGCTGCCGAAAAGATATTTAGAAAATGAAAATCAGCACGCACCTAAATTTAGCAGAAGTTACACGTAGTGACGCAGCAAAAAGACACGGCATCGACAATACGCCAACGGCTGAGCATTTGGAGAACTTTAAGCTACTAGCCGAGAAGGTATTTGAGCCTATCCGATTGCATTTCAAGACACCTATATTTATCAGCTCAGGTTACAGGTCTAAAGCTTTAAATGATTTTATTAAAGGCAGTGCTAACTCTCAGCACTGCAAAGGAGAAGCCATTGACATCGATATGGATGGCAGCAACTCAGGGGTTACTAATAAGATGATATTTGACTTTATCGTGTCTCGCTTAGAGTGGGATCAAATTATCTGGGAGTTCGGGACAGATACTAACCCTGATTGGGTTCATGTTAGCTATTCTAAAGAGAAAAACAGAAAGCAGAAGCTTAGAGCAGTTCGCTCAGGTGGGAAGACCACTTACATAAACATTCCATAGATGGAACTAACTAAAATCGCACGAAATGTGCATTCTCTTTTGTTATCGAAAGAGGAAAACAGAATAGCTCTTTTATCTGACATACATTGGGATAATCCTAAGTGCGACAGAAAGATGCTAAAGTCTCACCTAGAGTATTGCAAGGAGAACGACATTCCAATCTTTATCAATGGAGACTTCTTCTGCCTTATGCAGGGAAAGTATGACCCAAGGAGAAATAAGAAAGACATTCTCCCTGAGCATAACAAGGCAAACTACATAGATGCAGTAATTGAGGATGCCGTTGAGTATTGGAGTCCTTATGCTCATCTGCTAACTGTTATCGGCTACGGAAACCACGAGACGGCTATTATTAAAAACCTAGAAACTGACCCGTTGCAAAGATTCGTTGACTTGTTGAACTACACGAATAAGACAAATGTGCAGACAGGAGGTTACGGAGGTTGGTTGGTATTAAGGTATTTATATTATGAGAGTACTATTCTAAGCAAGAATATAAAGTACTTTCACGGATCAGGTGGAGGCGGCATAGTTACAAAGGGAGCTATAAACCTTACTAGAGCATTGGAGATGTACGAGAACATGGATGTGTTTATTATGGGTCATATTCATGAGAATGCAAGCCGAAATGATGTTCGAGAGACAATGGAGTACAACACAGGCAAGCGAAGTTATGAATACCTGCACAAGCCGATTCACCTTGCCATCACTGGATCGTACAAAGAGGAATACCAAGACGGTGCCTTTGGTTGGCACGTGGAACGAGGTGCGCCTGTTAAACCAGTAGGGGGAAGGATTCTCATGCTACATGGTACAAGAGACAGGATAGATGGTAAGCAGAATTATGAATTATTGATTGACAGCTGTAAATTTCCGCTATGAAAGCTACACTTACATTTAACCTTCCTGAGGATGAGGATAAGTACTGCGATGCTGTAAATGCTTCTAAGATGCATTCTATTCTATGGGATGTGGACCAATGGCTTCGTGCTAAGATGAAGTACGAAGAACTTAGCGATGGTCAATATGATGCATTTAAGGAAACAAGAGACCACCTTCGTAGGTTATTAATTGAAGAGAATATAGACATAGACAAATAATGCCACTACCTAAGCCAAAACCGAAAGAGACTCAATCAGAGTTTATTTCAAGATGTATTTCTGATCCTATCATGGGTCGTGAGTTCCCTGATAGAGATCAGAGAGCTGCTGTATGTTATTATCAGTTTACCAATGGAGGACAAGGAAAGAATTAAGATAGCTACTCTATCATTTATGATAGGTGTTGTACTTGCGTTTATTGTGTTCCCTAAACCAAAGTATGAGGAGATCTATAAGTTTACTACGAAGGTAAAAACTGACACAATTTACTCTCGAACTATCGACACGGTTTATGTCCCTAAAAACAAGATAAAAACAGAGTTTCTTAGGGATACAATACTAATTGATTTTAAGCCACAAATTAGCCTGTTTGAGACTACTTTCCCTTTCGAGTATGGAAGTACTAAGGTAAGAGGAGAAGTCCTCGGAGAAGTGCTTAAAATGACCGCTACGAGCGACTACAATATCCCTGTGGTAACTAATACGATAACCAACACAGAAACTAGGACAATTATTCAGAAACCGAAAGGAATTTATCTAGGTGGAGTGGTTAGTTCCAAAATGGAACTTGGTGCTAAAGTTGCCTATTTGGACAACAAGTACTTGTTTGAATACCAATACCAGCCTTTCCAAAAGGTACATCAGATAGGCGTTTCTAAAAAGTTATTTTAAAAGTTAACAATTTCCGAATTATATAATCTCATCTCGCAACTCTTGTTGCAACTTCTTTACTAGCTCCTGCTTTTCTTTGACATCACGCCATCCGTGAGTTGGCTTAGGCTTAGAGTCTGAAATCTTTAACAGAACTAGGTAGCCAATCAGGTCATTAACCACATCCTCATCGTCTTTATCTAGTGATCCGTTCTTAATTCGCTTGAGCTTGTCATCTATGCGAACCAATAGTCCTTCTTTTGCAGACAAATGACTAAATACTCCTAAAGGTTCTAGTGCTGAGTTGCCATATTTCTGATTCTTTGCTATCAGCATTTCCTGAATCTCTCCAAGGACTTTGTAAACCTGTTCGTGAAAAGTCATAAGTGTAGTTCTATAAATTTAATCCACCAATAAGCTAGGGCCATAATTAAACTTATGAACCCTAGCCGCATGGAGACCTGTTTAATTTTATTTAAAGAATCTTTTAATGACACTTTCTTTCTGTTCCTTGTGGAGGTAGAGCTTCTGTCTGAGAATTTCAATAAGCTCTATAGCTATGTGATTATCAATAACAGCTATGTTTTCTCTGTAGTCAATAACGAGTTTTCCTGTTTCCTCATCGACATAGAAATCTAAGTCTTCGTATTTGTATTTAATCATCTGTAGTTGTGTGTTAGGTGTCTCTGTATTAGTTCTAGTTTTATTATATACCGAGGGTTCTGTAGCAGTTCTGCAAGCCTTGGCTCTACAGCACCACAGAAGTAATTGTAGAAGATGTCGCCTGCTTCAGGGTGATCTTCCATCTCCATGTCTGCCTTAATGCCGTTGCGTTCACAGAACACGCACGATCTAACAGCCCTCTTGATTTGGTCCTTTGAGTATTTCATCAATAACTGAGTTTAGGTAAGTAACGTAGATTGCTAGAATTAGTGCAAACATTCCGAATCCTACGCTTACAAGCCATAAAGCTACGCAGAATCCTATTGCTACGTTTAAGAATTTTAGAATTTTCCAAAGTATTGGTTTCATTTAGGTATGAATTTTATGGGTTCATCAGTTACATTTCCATTGTAATCTAGCAGTTTACCATCTTTTTCAAACCATACTTCAACGTGCTTGCTTCTATAATTTTGCACTAGGACCTTAATCTTATCCTGCACATCCTCTAGGGAGAGCCACTCCCCGTGACCAATATCCTGCCACGGGGTGTACTCATTGAATTTATTGATAAACCTACGTTTAAGCGTGTAATCAGAACGGCAGGCTGCTTTCCGTTTGGGCATACTCTTTTTTACTTACATGACCTGCTTCTTTCTTCTCAGCAACTACAGAAGGCTTGTTGTCTGACCAGAATACCTTTCCTGATCCTGTGTAGAACTTAGGCTTCTTAGCTTCTCTGTCCTCTTTGGACTGCGATACATAAGAGTTTACATTCTGACCCCATTCGTTTGCTGTGTCGTTCTGACTAATGGTGATTGATACACCTTTTAGACCTTTTGCCTTTACTGTGTTTAGTAAAGTTTCTAGTGTTTCCTGCTTGAGAAAAATCTCAGATAAATTTGCCATAATTGTTGTTTTTTAGTTTGTGAAGTAATAATAATTGTTTCATTTTAAAGATTCTAGGAATTGGTCATATTTTTTCATGAAGTCATCGAAGTTTTTAACTATCCAGTACTGACCTCCTGACTTTTCTATGTTCTCCTGATAGACTTTCTGATCTTGACTCTGCCTGTCCTTGCCTATCTTGACCTCTATTTTTACCGACCTTCCAAGGATTGTAGCTGAAATATCTGCTGATCCTTTGGTTGATGTTGACTTGCCCCAAGTCATAGATCCGATGGTCTTGGTTCTTCCAATTACATCGGTCACTTGCTTTCGGTTGTCGATTGGTCTACCCATTGTGTTGATACGCTCTGCTTGGTATCCACTTAGCTCTAGGAACTCCTTGACGCACTTGGTTAGTCCATTGGCTGTCTTATCCTCGTACTTCGGTGTTGATATAGCATACTTCGGCACATTGGGATAAGATTCTAGCATCGACTCTTGCTTGAGTTGTTTTAGAATGTCAAGTGGTTTCATATAGATAGTTGCTTATCAAGTTGATTGTACTGCTCGATTGCTTTAAATATCTGATAAACTACTTGGGGAACTATTGCGTTTCCACCGGCTTTTATTGATTCTTGTCTCCATTTAGAAAAGCTAATAGAGTCCAATCTGTCGGAAAGCCCATCATCTCCATCACAAATTGGGGGGACAGTTGGGAACATTTGGAAGTCTGCTCCTGGTAATTTATTGCGTCTTTTAATGAGTTTGTCATTGGGTTGTGACCTTCCCTCGGAGCGTTGCCTCTCCTCCCGGCATTCATGTCCGATACTGTCGGAGTCGGAAGCATTGTAGGCAATAAACCAAATTCTATCCCTTCTGTGCGGGGCGTTAACGGCACAAGCTGGAAGTAAAAACGGTGTGACTTCGTAGCCTTCAGCTTCCAGGTCAGCCTGCACTTCGTCGAATACCAACCCTCCATTCCAATTAGTAAGCCCGCGAACGTTTTCGCCCACAACCCAGGTCGGTTGAATCTCCCGAATTGTTCTAAGCATCTCAGGCCAGAGGTGTCTCTCATCCTCTTTTCCAAGTCTCTTTCCTGCGGATGAGTATGGTTGGCAAGGGAATCCGCCTGTAAGGATGTCAATTGTTCCTCTGTGAATAGAGAAATCTGTTTTTGTGATGTCATTGTAAGTAATTGCTTTTGGCCAGTAATATTTTAAAACTTTTTGTCCGAACTCATTCCATTCGCAATGGAAAACGTTTTCCCAACCCATCCATTCTGAGGCTAAATCAAAACCTCCAATTCCGCTAAATAATGATCCGTGTCTCATACTAAAAAGGCAAATCAAAAGCCTCTAAATGCAATACAGGATTCTTATAGTCAGTTCCAAACCTGCTTAGGTATTGAAATGCGAGTACCCTATTGTCTTCTCTCATCTTTAGCCAAATCCCTTGGGTGTAAGTCTTATCATAGTCTCCAGGTCTCTGCTCCATAAACTTATCCCAGAATACTTCAAATGGGATTTCCGTAATCTCGTCTAGTGCTTCAATCATTGCTTAAATCTTTAAATGTGATAGGATACTGAGATAGGTAAGGTAATACTGCTTCTAGCTTAGCAAACTTTATGTATGCACCATTGACATCTAAAGCCTTTATCTGATGTATCAGAATCTTTGGCTCTCCTTTTACTTGGTCAAATGAGTATCTCACAATCTCAAATGAACCTAATTGTTTTCCGTTAATTATCATTTTTTCAAGTGTTTATATATCGTTGTTCTACTTACATTCAGCATCTCGGCAAGCTCCGACCTGTTAAAGTCAGGTATGGCTTCCTGAATCTGCTGTATCTTTCTTTCAATCGACTCATTCTTTAATGAGCGAACCAACTCGTTTAGCTCTGAACTCTCAATCGAGTTAATCTTAATCTTTTTAGACATGGCAATGAAGTAATTACTCAACTTCTCTGCCTTTAGGAGACTATCCTTGCTTACCCAATCAAAACCACTAGAATTATTGTAAGCAGTAATCGAATTAATAATCAGAGCGAATCTAGGGATGTAAGCCTTCTGCTTACTCAACATACTCTTGACATACTCAGAAATATCATCTGAGTTCTGCATATCCGTAATGTTGTTAAATATCCGTTCCCATTCCTGCTCTGCTTCCGTATCAAATCGTATCACTCTAGGCTCAATCTCACCGAACTTATTGAACTGCAAGACTTCTTTTCTTATGAGGTTATAGAACTGCGACATATAAGCCTCGTACCAATCCAATACTTCCTGATCTATCGCATTCCTGTTATAATGCTCAATGTCCTTATCAGGATAGCAAACAAGCAATCTATCTAGGAATCCATTGTCCTTGTTCTCCAAGGTAGAAATCTGCGAGAATATCCCAGGCTGTATGCCTCCAAGAACAGGAATCAATGGCGATTGAATAAAGCTACTCTTTGCAGTCTTTCGAGTCATGATAGCCTCCTGATTCGACCAACATGACAGCCAAAACTCTAGGTCAGAGCCAGGCTTGTACTTGTTCATGTCCTTAATCCATCCGTTTAGCTCATCCTTAAATACTGCAATGCCTACTGCGTTCTCCTCATGTAAATCCGCCAATGCCTCCACAGTCACATCGTTCACAATAATCTGCTTTCTAACAGGCTCTTTGACTTCCTCCACATCTTTCTTATCCTTTGTAGAAAGCTTCTCATATTCCTTGTACTTCTTGTATTCGTTCTGATAGTGCTTAATCTCAAAACTATTCTTTTTAGCCAATGGGAATATGACCGCATTTATACTAGGGGTCTTACCTAGACCTGCCTTACCAATTAATCCTAGCCAAATGTTTACCGACTCTCTCCATCCTGTCTTGACCTGAACCTTGCAGCTGTTACCAATACATATAGAAATGTACCAAAGTAAGGAGCAACCCATATAGTCAATAGAATGATTCAATGTTTTCTGATTCAACAGAATATAATTCTGTAATGTCTCAGGGAACACTTCTAGCGGAAATATCAGCTCTTCCTTTGGAATCTCTATTCGCTCAATCTCTACCTTCTTGATCTTGCGTTCTCCATATCCTTCCTTGTACAACTCTCTAGCAGCCTCAGAGTAATTTCCACTAAAGAACTTCCATGCGTAGATAGCAAATGGGCTAAGAGGTGTCTCATGCGGGTAGATGGTTGCAGTAGTAAACAGATAGCACAGACCTGTGTCCTTGTAGATAAATCCGTGTAGTGCATCCTTGCTTTCTACTTTGCGTAGAACTATGCGATCAGATAGGTGCTTAATGGCACTAAATTCGCCTTGTAAGAGGTCCAATGCCTTGTTCCTATGGTTATAATCATCCCAAGGTGTTAGACCGCTGTAATCGGCCTCTTTTGGCCTCGTTTCATCTACCCTCTCCTCATAATGAAAATACTTACATAGATTCATCAACAGATCACGCTCTTCAGGGGTAATCTCCTGGACTTGCTCATAAGACAATTCACTTACCTGATTATCGTAGATGTAGATGTATCCACCTGAACCTCTAGTCTCAATCAAAGCCTGAGAATGTCCCTTGAGTGTAGCAAGCTTTCTGTTGCCTTCAACCTTAGAGCATCTGTAGATAATGTGATACCCTGAGTTAATAGTCTTGTAGATTACGAACTTCCTAGCAAAGTCATCTATGTAATCTGAAACGAATGCTATAAACTCATTCCAAAATTTCTTACCCTCTTGTACACTAGGGAATACTTTTAGGTCTATGTCTATACATTCAGTACCATAAAATCCTGTAATAATACCATAACCTTTAGTTTTAGACTCTAGCCTTTCTAACTCGGCTTTTTCTATCTTTTTGGTCTGGTATTCCTTCCATAAAATCAGCGGTTTTTTGCCTTCTGATATGGGCATGACGCTGAAGCCAGCGTTCAATAAATTAATTGCTCTTCCTAAAGTGACGTTCATTGCGTTTTACAAGTGTTTGTAGAAAATGGGCTATTTTTGGCAAAAAGTGTACACTAAGTTTACACTAAGTTTACACTAGAGTGTAAACCCCTAAAACCGCTTATACTCTCTAATTTGGCCGATTTTTGGCACTTTTTTGGCTTAGGTTTACAAGTTTACACTTTTTTTGTTAAAGTGTTTTTTTTTACCACCTGAAAATTTATTTTTTTTCATTTTTCCCAAAAAGTGTTCAAAGTGTTCACTTATTGCGATTGGAGCCAATGGAGGCCGATTTTGGTTTACACTTAGGTGTACACTTAGTGTACACTTGTGTACACCCCTGTTCTGATCTTGCGAACCCAGTATTGGACCTGTCCATAGGGTATGTCTAGCTTGTAAGAAATGTTAGCTATTTTGTATCCATCCTCCCATAATCGTTGCACTTCTCTAAGATTTTTTATGGTTATTCCTTGTCTCCTGCGGTAGGTAGTCAACTTAATAATCTCACAGATTTGGTGATGTGATAGTCCAGTGCGTTCTGTGATCTGCTTGTAGGGGTAATCGTTCTTGTACATTTCAATGACCTCATCTGCTAGTTTAAGATGCGCTCCGTTATTCTTAGCACGCTCGTTGGTCTTTAGATATTCCTTGTAGAGAAAGTTGTTTACTACATGGAATGATACTCCTAGAAACCTAGCAATGTTCTTGTTCTTTATTTTTAGCTTGTAAAGTCTGATGACTTCGTCTTTCTGTTCCTGTGTTAGTGATGTCATGTTAGTAGTTATAGTTGCAGTAGTCAAGGATATTTGTTAAAATGCGTTCTAATTCATTACCATTAATAGGTACTGAATCATATTCTACCTTATAGCTTACTATTTGGTCAAATCTCCTATTGTTTTTTACCACCATGGCCTCGATAAACCAGTAGCTATCGTAGAATCCAAATAGGTAAATATCATCCTTTAAATGCGTTACAATTATTTCTAGGCTACCTAGATGCTCTTCTTCTAATTCAATAAAGTTCATAGTTCTTCTTCTCTAGTGTTTACAAATTTCTTATTGTTTAAATCTTCTTCCTCCTTCATGGATATGAACATATCGCAGTACTCATATTCATAAGGCGTTTCAATAAAGTAAAACTGGTAGTAATTCGGAATAGCCGTATATCTGTAGCACTTGCTCCTGATGGGGCAATCTATGCCCTCGCACATGGTTATATCGCTCATGATAGTAGTTCTTTAACATAGTCCCTACACTCTTGAATCCTAGCCTTGGCTGTCTCAATTACCATAGGGTCATAGTCTATTTCAAATTCTTTTACTCTATAGCTGTTATCTACATGAGCGTAGCTTACAGGCTCCTCATGGGTCAGGTAGTCAGGGGTGTCCTGAAGCGTGTACACTAGCTTAGCCTTTCTAAGCCCTGTCAGGTGCATATATACCTGGAGCTGATAGTAGTAACCCATGTCAGGCTCCTGATCGAATAGAGGGAATGTAAAGCAGTCCCAGGAGGTCTTGAAGTCATAGACTATACCCTCATGCATACAGTCAGGTGTACCTGTGAAGAAATCATCCTCAAAGTGGTCTAGGTTCTTAATCATAAAGTCCTTATCCATAGCAACAGAATAGAACTCTATAGCCTGATCCTCTAGTGCCAATCCTTTCTGCAAATACTTAGAATTAATCTGCTTCTTGATTCCGTAAATCTGCTCTTTTACCCATTCCTCTAGGTAGCTCTTTGTAGTCTGGGATAAAGTCTCAGACTTAGACCTTGGGTTAGTCATTAACTTACCCAAGGCACTTGCTCTGCATTTAA